GGCTGGCAGCGGGACGGGATACGCACCCCGGGGGACGTGGCAGCGAATGAGCAGCACCGACAAGAGCAGCCTCGCGGGAAGCAAGCCACAGAAAGCACCGCAGAAGCATACGCAAATATTTTCAAGGGGGTGAAACCGTGACAGTGGAGATGATGACAAAGCTCCTTGCGGACGCTGAGGCTTATTTTGGACGGCCTCAGACCACAGAGAACCGCGCAAGTATCGCGGAGATCTGGGCGAACTCATCGCTCAAGGATGTGCCGGATGAGGTGGCCTATAAGACATTCCACGAGGTGATTTCGGAGTGCAGCTGGCAGAGCCAGCTGCTCCCGGCGTGGAAAAAGGCCATCGAAAAGGCCCAGGGTGAGCGGATGCTGGCGAAGCACTGCCTTGCTGCCCGCACCCGGATGCTCAAGTCCAAGGCAGAAAGAAAGCTTCTCGGGCAGGAAAACCAGAACGGAGGACGAAAATGCCTAGATACAAAGTCATTGTAGAGTGCAGCGGCCCGCACGGGAACGCGGCGCTTACATACCGCATCAACGCCGCGAGTCAGTTTGCGGCAGAGTTCCGGGCCTGCCAGCTGGCGGGCGACCATTACCCCGAGTATCGGGACATCAAGCCGGTGAGGACGGAGGTGCTGAAAAATGGCTAAAATCATAGACCATCTTTCACAGGGCGAAATTCTCGCCCAGATGGCAGAAGAGCTGGCAGAGGCCGCACAGGCGGCGCTCAAGCTGCGCCGGGCGCTGGATGACTCAAACCCGACTCCCAAGACTATTCCCGAATGCTGGGAGTCGCTGGAAGAAGAAATCGGCGATGTCATGAACTGCATTGACGCACTTTTGCTGGAAGACAATCTGAACTACCACTCATTTATGAGCAAGTGCGGCGAAAAGGCAGAGCCCAAAATGAGCCGTTGGAAGCAGCGGTTGGAAGCGAGGTACGCGAAAAATGACGATGACACCGTGTAAAGACTGCCTTGCACGGCACCCGGTATGCCACGACAGCTGCCTCAAATACGCTGAGTTCAAGCGACAGCGGGAAGCGGAGGCCGCTTACACCTGAGAGATGCTGGACACAGGCAAAGTCTACCACTACGACCACGAGGACCGTCACCGGGAGCTGGGCCGCAAGAAGTACATGGGAGCGAACGGAGGAGCGGACAGATGAAAGTGCTTATCGCCTGTGAAGAATCGCAGGAAGTATGCAAGGCGTTTCGGGCAAAAGGCCACGAAGCCTACTCCTGCGATATTCAGGAGCCGTCCGGTGGACACCCCGAATGGCATATCCTCGGAGATGCGCTCAAGGCTATTGAGGGGGGGGCAAGTTGTGACGATGGACGGTGTGGCGCATGAAGTCGGCAAGTGGGATTTGCTCATTGCACACCCGCCTTGCACCTACCTGAGCAACGCAGCAACGCACTCGTTCAGCCTGCGGGTCACGCCGGCCGAAAAAGTTGTTGCTCGGTGGGCAGAGCGCGTAAAGGCCGCAATTTTCTTTATGCAGTTCATGCTGGCAGATGTCCCCAAAATCGCAATTGAGAACCCTGTGGGCATCATGAACACGGCGTACAGGAAAGCCGACCAGGTCATTCATCCGTACTACTTTGCCGAAAGCAAAGCAGACACGGAAAACTATCACACAAAGCGCACTTGCCTTTGGCTGAAAAACCTGCCGCCTCTGGAACGGAAAAACAACTTTCCACCACCAGAGCCCGTGTACGTCTCAAATGGGGAAAAGCATAAGAAAATCAGCTGGTGCGAAGGCATACGCGGAACGCAAAACGGCCAAGAGGGACGGGCAAAAGCCAGAAGCAAAACAGCGCCGGGCGTTGCAAAAGCAATGGCTGAACAATGGGGGTAAGCAGATGAAACCGAAAACGAAATCTGAGCTGATGGCCGAATGGGCCAGCCAGCCCGGGCAGCTCAAGAAAGAGCGGGAGGTCAAGGCTGTCCGCAAGGCGATGGACGATGCCCGCGCCGTGATTCAGGACGGGCTGACCCGGTACGTCAAGAAAAAGACCAAAGCCCGCAGCATGGCAAAGGCTGAAGCTGACCCCTTTGCTGAGCTGGAAGGCTGGGAAAGCATGGAGCAGATCCAGGATGCCTACGGCTACGGCGAGATCACCGCCGACAGGCGGGACAAACTCACCGACCTGTGGGAAGCCCGGGAAGCGGCCAGGAGCAGCCGCAAGAGCGCGGACAAGTACCACGACCTTGTGACGGAGATGCTGGAAACCGCCATCCGCCGGGTGGGCAATGAGTACGCAGATATGCTATTTGAGTATGACCAGCAGCGCAGGGAAGCTGAAAAGCAGTGCGAGCAGCTGGCAATGGAAGGGATGATGAAAAAATGAAAGCTGTTCTGATAAGCATCAAACCTAACTGGTGCAAGCTGATTTGGAGCGGGATGAAAACCGTGGAGGTGCGCAAGACCCGCCCGAAGCTGGAAACGCCGTTTAAGGTGTACATCTACTGCACCGGCGCCGGGGTCTGGTGGCAAAGATTTTCAAAGACCGGGTTACAGAGGATGGAAGAGCACATCATCGGTACATTTGTCTGCGATAAAATCGACAGATTGACACATATTGGAGCAACGGGCAGCAGAGAGCCTGACAAGCTGTATATCGAAACTCCTGATTTAGAGTATGAATATGCTGACGAATTGCTTCGAGCGGCCTGTTTGACCGAAGCGGAGGCCGAAAAATATCTCAAGGGCGGTGACGGATACGGCTGGCACATTTCTGACCTGAAAATTTGGGACGAGTCTGTAAGGCTTAAAAATTTCTGGGGCATGAAGCCTTGCAGGCATGGTGGAGACTGTTGCACTTGCCTGCAATGGGACAACATGAAGGAAGAGTGCTGTGCATCCAGATACATTTCACGCCCTCCGCAAAGCTGGTGTTACATGGAGGACAGTGAATGAAGCTGATCCTCTACGGAGACCCCCGCACAAAGAAAAACAGTGCCCGCATCCTCAAAAGCCGCTCAGGCGGGCGCTTTGTGGCCCCCAGCAAGGCCTACGTGGATTATGAGACGGACTGCCTGCGGCAAATCAAAAGGCCGCGCAGCCCCATCTCTGCCCGCGTGAACGTGAGGTGCGTGTACTACATGAAGACCGCCCGCCGGGTCGATCTGGCAAACCTCATCGAGGCAACCACGGACATTCTGGTGAAAGCCCGCGTGCTGGAGGACGACAACAGCAAGATCGTCGCCGCCCACGATGGCAGCCGGGTGGACTACGATAAGCAGAACCCGAGGGCTGAAATTTGGATTGAAGAAATGGAGGACTGACCATTGAAACAGCTCAAATGTCCTAAATGCGGACACGAGTTTGGCTACGATAACGGCTATTATGACCGAAATATCGAACGGCTCGGTCATGAGATCGCCGACCTTAACCGTCAGATGGCCAACTATAGGCTCCTGTCCCTTGCGGAGCAAAAGCGGAGAACGGATTGGCGGCTCAGGACGAAAAAAGCTCTTGCTGAAAAGCAGGAACAGATTGGAGAGCTGAAGGCCATCCGAAAAGCAGCAGACCAACAGCTCAGATACGCCGAAAGCGTTATTTTCCGGGAACTTGTTAAAGATCGCCTCGGAGAAAAAGAGTACATGAAACTGGTGTTGGAAGCGGAAAAAGAGATGGATGCTTACAAAATCAGCGGTCAAATGTGGCACGAATATTCACGCGCTCGTGGGCAGAGTGTCACTAACATCAACAAACTGTAAGGGAGGGCCGATACATGATCCACACATGGATACCTGACTCCGACACACCAAAGCCTGACATTGGCGTGGACTACCGCACCGTCAAGGCGTGGTTTCAGCAGTGCCGCGACCTTGCGGCAGCTATCGAAACCCAGAAGCAAAAAATACAGCGCATCCGGGACGTGGCCGAAAAATGCACCCAGAGCCTGAGCGTGATGCCTGCGGGTGGTGGCAATGGGGACAAGGTGGGCTTTGCTGTAGAGCAGCTGGACACCGAGCGCAGACAGCTTCAGAGGATGGAGACGGACCTGTGCAATTTGCGTGTCGAGGCTACCCGGCGGGCATACTGCCTGATAGCCGAGCCGGAATGCGCCGAAGCGATTTGCGAGCACTATGTCATGGGCAAGTCTCACAAGGAAATCGCAAAAGAAGTCGGCGTGTGCGGGGCAGATGTGATCTACCGGCGAATCAAACGCGGATGTATGGCCTTGGCCGAGATATGGGACGAGTTTTCTGACGTGCAAAGTGTACAACATGCACAAGAAAACACAGCGTGATTTTGGAAGGGGTCAGCTCTTTTCAAGTCTGCAAGCTTGGATGTAAAATTCTAATAAGCGGTTCAGCGCTAAGCGGTAGCCGCTTGCCACGCAGCCTCCGAAACGGTTCCTTCCTTGTGACAGGTTTTCATGCTTTCCTGTTCTCCTTCACCGTTTTGCGGGCTGCTTCTATGCGAGGTTTGGGAAGCCACATAACGGGGCTGGCAGTTTTGTGGAACGGTTCGATTCCGTAACCTCGCACCGTATGGCGCATGGACTCATCCCCCACAAAGCTGCACGCTTAACCTCCCGTGCCACGAGAGAAAGCTTTGAATCCCTGAGGGTGTGGGTAGACTTCCCGACGGGATGTGCGTCAAACAACAGCTTTGGCGGAGAACCAGGGCTGTTTTATATGGCCGCCTGAGCGCAGTACGGAGCGCGTGTCAGCTGAGATATTGCTGGCTGGTTCGAGTCCAAGGGCGGTGTTTTATACTCCGGTAGCTCAAGTGGTAGAGCGGCGGTCTCCAAAACCGCATGTTGCAGGTTCGAGTCCTGCCGGGAGTGCTTGCATGATCTGACGAGAGCGGGGAGTGCAATAGCGGGGCATCCGGCCGCGAAAGTTCCGGGTGCAGAGGCTTTGCACCCGACAAGCAAAGCCTCTTATTTTGATATTCTGACCGTTCGGATTTCCGGGCGGTTTTTCTTTTGCATGAGTTTAGAGAGGTGGTGGCGGTGAGCGCGAAGCGGCTGACAGATAAGCAAAAAAAGAAGATCATTGCTGACTATGTGCAGCTGCAGAGCTACGCAAGAACCGCGAAGCTGAACGACGTAGCAGAAAGCACCGTGCGGAAAATCGTGAAAGATAATCCCAAGTGCGCGGATTTGTGCGCCTTAAAAAAAGAGCAGAACACGCAAGACATGCTTTCCTACTTAGGCAGCAAGCGCGAGGAAGCACAGGATCTTCTCGGGCTATACCTAAAAGCGATGGCAGACCCTGACAAAATCGCAGAAGCAACGCTGCCGCAGCTGTCAACGGCGTTCGGAACCATCGTGGACAAGTTTGCCATGCTGGGAGACCAGAGCAGCATGGAAGTACCGGACGATGGTCTTGTGGAGGCACTGAGCGCCGCAGCAGACCTCAGCCCGCCGGATGACGTGGAGATGCTACCAGAGGAAGAGGACGACCATGCGGAAAAGTAACGGTTTTCGCTGGAAAGCCCTCAGCCAGCGGCAAAAGCAGGTCTTGAGCTGGTGGACACCGCAGAGCGCATACAGCGGTTACAACGGCATCATTGCCGATGGCGCTATTCGCTCGGGCAAGACCTTTGCCATGAGCTTTTCGTTCGTACAGTGGGCCATGACCTGCTACAGCGGGCAGCAGTTTGCCATGTGCGGCAAGACCATTGCCAGCTTCCGGCGCAACGTGCTTGGTACGCTCAAGCAGCAGCTTGCAGCCCGTGGCTACAACATCAAGGAGCATCGGGCAGAAAACTGCATGACCGTCAGCAAGGGCGGCAGAATCAACGAGTTTTACTTTTTCGGCGGCAAGGACGAGAGCAGTCAGGACCTGATCCAGGGCATCACCCTTGCCGGGGCATTCTTCGACGAGGTGGCCCTGATGCCGCAGAGCTTCGTCAATCAGGCCACAGCCCGTTGCTCTGTCACCGGGTCAAAGTTCTGGTTCAACTGCAACCCGGGCAGCCCACAGCACTGGTTTTATCTGGAGTGGGTGCGCAAGTGCCGTTCCCGCAAGATGATGTATCTCCATTTCACGATGGACGATAACCTGTCACTTGCCGAGTACATCAAAGAGCGCTACCGCAGCCAGTACAGCGGCGTTTTCTACCAGCGCTACATTCTGGGCCTGTGGACGGTGGCTGAGGGCCTTGTCTACGATATGTTCGACCCGAAAAAACACGTCATTGATGTGCTGCCCGAGCTGTCCCCGAAGGGCGCGTATGTGGCGTGCGACTTCGGTACGCAAAACGCAACGGTTTTCTTGCTGTTCCAGATGCAGTCAGACACCGGCACATGGATAGCGACCCGCGAGTATTACTACAGCGGGCGCGAACAGAAACGCCAGAAGACTGTGGGCGAGTATGTTGCAGACCTCAAGCGATGGTTAAACGGCACAAAGCCAGAAAAGGTCGTCGTTGACCCGTCTGCACTGCCGCTTATTACGGAGCTAAAGCAAAACGGGTTTCCGATTCAGGCGGCAAACAACGACGTTCTGAGCGGCATTCTGGACGTTCAGACGATGCTCCAAACCGGCAGATTAAAAATATACAGAGAGTGTAAACGCACCATACAAGAGTTTGACGTTTACGCATGGGACCCGGACAGAGAAGATGTGGTCATCAAGGAGAACGACCACTGTATGGACTCTATCCGGTATTTTGTACGCACGAAGCGCCTTGTCAAGCGGGCCGGAGGATAAAAAGTGGCTACATTTACGTTTCAGACATTCCAGCAGGCCCAGCAGGAAGGGCGGCTCACAGATTTTCTGTGGGATTTCATCCAGCAGCACAAATCTTCCCCGCAGGTGGCGGGCAGGACTGGCGCGCTGGCTGCTGATTTATACGACCGCCAGAAAAACCCGGGCGCAGAGCAGTTCGCCGCAGCCTATGCAGAGATGCTCAAGCGGGCGACAAACAACACCCGGGACATCATGAGGCCGGATATGGTCAAAAGCAACCTGTTCCGGCGGCTCAACAAGCAGCGCGCGGCGTACTCGCTGGGCAACGGCGTCACATTTGCCGATGGCACCGACAAGCTAAAGCTGGGCTCGACCTTCGACGAGCGGGTTTTTAAGGCTGGATATTTTGCCCTCATCCACGGCGAAAGCTTTGGATTTTGGAATTACGACCACCTGGACGTGTTTAAGCTGACCGAGCTTGCCCCGCTCTATGACGAGGACACCGGCACACTGCGGGCGGCTGCACGGTACTGGCAGCTCAACCCGGACACGGCAACAAAAGTGGTGCTGTACGAAGAAGACGGATACACCGAGTACAAGTCTCAGGCGCGTGGCGCATACCCGCTGCAAGAAGCTGCGGCAAAGCGTGGATACCTCAAGACCACGATTACAACCAACGTGGGCGGCGAAGAGTCTGTCACAGAGGACAATTACGGCGCCCTGCCCATTGTACCGCTTTGGGGCTCAGACCTGCACCAGAGCACGCTTGTTGGGCTTAAAGCCTACATTGACAACACAGACCTTGTCATGTCCGGCTTTTGCAACGATTTGCAGGACTGCGCGCAGATCTATTGGCTGTGCGAAAACTTTGGAGGCATGACGCAGGACGAGCTGCAGGGCTTTTTGCAGCAACTCAACCTCTACCACGTCGCCAACGCCGACACCAGCGATGGCGGAAAGGTGCAGCCTTACACTACCGAAATCCCCGTCACGGCCCGGAGTACGCTGCTTGACCTGCTGCACAGCCGGTCTTATGAGGACTTCGGCGGGCTGGATGTGCATTGCGTGAACGCGGACAGCACCAACGACCATCTGGACGCGGCCTATGAGCCGCTGAATCACAATGCGGACGATTTCGAGGCACAGCTCACGCCCTTTATTCAGCAGATTTGCAAGCTGGCTGGGCTGGGCGATGTGTCCCCGATTTTTACCCGCAGCAAGATCACCAACACAGCCGAGCAGGTCGGCATGGTCATTTCCGAGGCCGCCATCATCGGGCAGGACATGGCCATTGACCTGCTGCCCAACCTGACCCCGGAACAAAAGGAGCAGGCCAAGGCCGCGCTGATGGCCGAGAGCGCAACACGGGAGACCATTAACGACAACAAAGAAAAGGAGGACGACAATGATAATTACTGAAAACGGGGCGAAAGTAATCTGTTTGATAGTTGTTTTTGCAATTTCCTTTGTAATCGGTTATTGGGGAACAAACTAAATGGACTTATCCGACCGTGACCGTATCTCTACCCGCCAGCTGAACCGCCTGCGCCGCCGTATCCTCCGGGTGTACGGCACTGCCCGCCGGGAGATGCAGGAGCAGCTGACCGAGTTTCTGGCCAAGTACAAAGCACTGGATGAGCGCAAGCGGGCGCAGTTGGATGCAGGCGAGATCGCCGAAGAGGATTACCGCATCTGGCTGCAAAATCAGGTCTTTCAGTCCGATTTGATGCGGGCAAAGCTGGACGGCATCACCCAGACCTGCACCACAGCCCAGCAGACGGCCTACAAACTGGCCCGGGACGAGCAATACAATATCTTTTCCTTTGGCGCAAACTGGGCCTTCTACGAGCTGGAACAGGCCGCAGGCGTGACGTTTGGGCTGACCCTGTACAACACCGAAGCGGTCAAGCTCCTGCTGAAGGAGAACCCCCGCATGGTGCCAAACAAGCGCATCAAGAGCGAGAGCAACCGCACCTATGACGCCCGGGTGTTCAACCGCTACGTCATGCAGGGCATCGTGCAGGGCAAAAACGTCCACGACATCGCCGTGCAGGCCGTAAACGGCATGGCAGACACGGAGATCCACTGGGCCATGAACAACGCCATCACATCTCTTACCAGCGCCCAGAACGCCGGGGCATTGCAGCAGATGCACAACGCCCAGGCTTTGGGCATCGAGGTCAAAAAGCGGTGGAACTCCACCCACGACTACCGCACCCGTGAGATGCACCGCCTGCTTGACCAGCAGACGGCAGAGCTTGACGAGCCGTTCAAGGTCATGGGTTACGAGATTCAGCACCCCGGAGACCCAAACGCCGCCCCGGAGATGGTCTACCACTGCCGCTGTGTGCTGTCCTCTGCGCTGGGCAGGTACCCCCGGCAGAACGCCGCCCGTCGGGAAAATATCGTCACATACGAGGACACGGGAATGGTGGATGCCAAAGGCAAGCCCATCAAAGTGGCCGTAAAGAAAACCGTGGCCGATATGACCTATACCGAGTGGTATAAATCCAAGGGCGGCAAAGAGAAAGAACAGATGTGGTGGGCGGAAGAGAGAAAACGGAGAAAGGAGAGCGAAAAGCATGAAAAATAAGAAGTTTTGGATTGTCGTAATCAACGATGACTTTTTCTTGAACTTTTGCCGTGATTTTAAGCCCCCGTGTGGTTACATTAAGCCAAAACACGTGCGGCCTTCCTACGGAAATGGCGCAAAGCCGCATGGAGCACACAAACGCCTTATTAGGACAATGGAAGGATTCAGAAAAAGAAAGAAGGGATGAGCCGTGATTCTGCCAATGGAAAACACCGAGAGGATGATATTTCCCGGTGTGGGTAAGTACGGCATCCCTGAAATCAAGCCGGAAACGGACATCCGCATTGACAAGCTGGAATGGATCCCGGTCAATTATGCGCTGACAGCCAAAGACAAGGCCACAAAAGGCGTGCATTTTTACAAGGACGATTACCAGTTTGAACGGTTCTGGAACAATCCGGACAAGTATATCCCGCTTTTGCAGCAGTTCGGCGCGATATGTTCGCCGGATTTTTCGCTTTACAGCGATATGCCGCTTGCGGTGCAGCTTTTCATGCACTACAAAAAACACTGGCTGGCGGCATACTGGCAGGCGCACGGCATCCACGTCATTCCAACGCTCTGTTGGTGCGGCGAGCAAAGTTATGACTGGTGTTTTGACGGTGAGCCTAGAAACGCCATCGTGAGCATTTCGAGCCACGGCACACAGTCTGACCCATACGAAGCGGAATGCTTCGCAAAACACTGCCGCAAGGCTCTGGAAGTGCTGCAACCAAGCGGTATTTTGTGGTACGGCAAATGCCCGGCGGAATTTGACTGGAACGTGACCAAAATTAAACCATTTCAATACGAGAGGAGGCGCTACCGTGAGTAAACGAGGTTCCGGAAGCGCAAGCACGAGGATGGGCGGCGGAAGCGCTGATGAGCACAAGTTTGAATCATTTGTAAATGGCCGCTGGATAACAGACGACAGAAAAGTTGAAGCAGAACGGCAAAGAAAGCTTGCGACTATTGTTGACAATTCGAGATATAAGAAATCACACAACGAAACCATTGACTTTGTGAAAAAGCAAGTTGGCGTTGACCTTAACAAATACAGAACTGGTGATGGTTCTGAACCTTACATGACAACATTTTGGGAAAAAGGCCCAAAAGTTGCATTTGATTTCAAAGGAATGTCTCGCGGCGACTGGGACAAGTTAATGCAGCTAACAACAAAGCCGTATGGCGTTACTTTTGAACAGGGCAATGCGTGGATTGGTTACATCTCCAGAAAGAAGAAAAAGTGAGTCATGAAATTTGAATATGACATCAAATTCACCGACAACACCCCGCAGCTGCACGAAGCGCTGGACAGATGGGCGGAGCGGGTGCTGACCATCTGGGGCATGAAGGTGCAGGACTATGCCCAGCTGCTTGTACCCACCGGCACGGCAGACAGCACGGGCATTGAGGGCTATGTGGGCGGTGCGCTCAAGCAAAGCCTGACTTTTGCCGTAGACCTTGCAAAAAAGACCGTGACCATCGGGTCCGACTTATTGTATTCAATTTGGGTTGAGCTTGGCACGGGCATCTTTGCCGAGAAAGGCAACGGACGCAAAACGCCGTGGGTCTGGAAGGACTTCAACGGCAAGTGGCACTTTACTCGGGGCATGGCCCCACGCCCATTCCTCCGACCGGCGGTGGAAAATCACATTGACGAGCTGCGAGAGATCGCGGTGGAAGAAGGAAACAAGGAGGTATAAGGATGACAGAGCTTGAAAACTTGAGCGCACAGCTTGAAGTTGCTACGAAAATGCAGGAAAACGCAGAAAGACTTTATCATAGGTCTGCCGAAAGAATTGAAGAAATCAAAAAGCAGATGCTTGAGGTGAAGGAAAAGAACAGGCCCAAGGCTGCAAAAGTCGAAGAGTTGTTTGCGGCTGGTGTTCAGGCACGCAAAGCGCTTCAGGAGATGTGTGATAACGCATACGGCGAGGGTAAAGCCAAAATTTCTGTTTTGGTCTATGTTCCGGCCGAAGCGCAGGACTATCCTACAGACACAGACTGTGAATTTTCGCTCTAAAACTAAATACTCAGCGGTTGGCGCACAGCGTCAGCCGCTTTTTTATGCCGCTTTAGCTCAGGTTGGCAGAGCGCCGGATTTGTAATCCGGGGGGCGTGGGTTCAAGCCCCACAGGCGGCACCACGCCGGCAGCGCGTCCGGCAAATTAAACCTTATTGCCAAGCATGGCAGCCCGAGCAAGGGCGGAAAGGACTATCACATGGCACTCGAACGCAAGACTCTCCGGGCGATTCTGGAAGATGAAACGACCGACACCAGCGGCAAGCTCAAGAAAATTCTGGACGTGCTGCATGAGGAAACGGACACTTTGCAGAACCAGCTCGATGAGAAGAACGCAGCCCTCGCCAAAGCCGAAAAGGACCGGGACGCAGCCAACGGCGGCAAGGAAGCCGCTGAAAAGGCGCTGACCGACTACAAGGACCAGCAGACCAAGAAGGACACCCGGGCCACGAAAGCAGCGGCATACAAGCAGCTGCTGAAGGACAATGGCGTGCTGGAAAAGCACTTTGACCGCGTTGTAAAAATGACCGGCGCGGACATTGATGCTTTGGAGCTGGACGAGAACGGCAAGGTCAAGGACGCAAAGAAGTTCATGGACAGCCAGAAAGACGTGTGGGGCGACTTTGTGGCTACAACCACGACCACCGGCGCAAAGGTGGACACCCCGCCCACCAACACCGGCTCCAAAATGACAAAAGACCAAATTTTTGCAATCAAGGACGCTGGCGAACGCCAGGCCGCGATTGCTGCAAATGCCGACCTTTTCACGGGCGGCGGAAAGGAATAACACATGGCAGCAAAAGAAAACCTTATCGTAACTACCGACATTACCGTCAATCCCCGAGAAATCGACTTCGTCACCCGCTTCCAGCGCAACTGGCAGCATCTGCGCGACATCATGGGTATCATGCGCCCCGTTCGGATGCAGCCCGGCACCACCCTCAAGAGCAAGTACGCCGAGGGTACGCTTCAGAGCGGCACTGTTGCTGAGGGCGAGGAAATCCCCTACAGCAAGTTCACCGTCAAAGAAAAGACCTATGCTGACATTACTGTCGAAAAGTTCGCCAAAGCCGTCTCTCTGGAAGCCATCAAGAAGTACGGCTACGATGTCGCTGTTCAGAAGACCGATGACGAGTTCCTGTACCAGCTGACCGCAAACGTCACCGACCGCTTCTACAAGTACCTGAACACCGGCACCCTGAAAGGCACCCCCAAGACCTTCCAGATGGCTCTGGCGATGGCCAAGGGCAGCGTTGAGGACAAGTTCAAGAACATGCACCGCACCGTCACCGGCGTCGTGGGCTTCGCCAACATTCTGGATGTGTACGAGTACCTGGGCGCGGCCAACATCACTGTCCAGAACCAGTTCGGCTTCCAGTACATCAAGGACTTCATGGGCTACAACACCATCTTCCTGCTTTCCAGCGGCGAAATCGCACGAGGAAAGGTCATCGCAACCCCGGTGGACAACATCGTCCTGTACTATGTTGACCCCGCCGACAGCGACTTTTCCAAGGCCGGTCTGGTCTACACCACTGCGGGCGAGGCAAGCAACCTTATCGGCTTCCACACTCAGGGCAACTACCACACCGCGGTCTCTGAGAGCTTCGCCATCATGGGCATGACCCTGTTCGCTGAGTATCTGGACGGCATCTCTGTCCAGACTATCACCCCGGGCGAGTAATCGCCCCTTTTGAGTAGGAGGCGTCCAATGACCGTCCCTGAGCTGTGCGCACTGACGCACAATTTCTTTGACCGGGCAGACGACCCCATTGCGGGGGAGTTTTCCTTTGAGCCGGATACCGTTCCCGCCGGGGTAGTCCCGGGGCAGTATTTCCTCGTGTGCGGATCCATCTTCAACGATGGCGTACACAAGGCAGGGGACGGTGATTTGGTGGTGGAGACCTTTAACGGCACGGTGCAGCCTATGCGTGTGCCTCCTGCCTTTGTGGCGCTGTCCAAAAAAATCGACGCATACGACAAGGCACTGCCGGCCGGCGGCGTGTATGTGTCTCAGTCCTTCGGCGGCTGGTCCGGCACGATGGCTACAGGTGCGAACGGTCTTCCTGCAGACGGCAAGACTAAATTCCGCGCCGAAATCAACCAGTGGAGGAAGATGTGACATGGTCAATTCGTTCACTGCATCCACCGTGATGCAGAGCTTTACCCAAAAATACCGTTTTCAGACCCGCAGCTATGAGCCGGACGGCGTGGGTGGCTTTGTCTCCGGCTGGACGGACGGCCCCGAGTTTGAGGCCGTGGAACGCCACGATACCACCGTGGAAGCTCAGGTGGCGGAGCAGGCTGACACCGCCTCCACCTATACCCTGCTGGTCAACACGGGCGTGCCGCTGGCCTTCCCGGACTACATCAAGCGGGTAAGCGATGGGCAGACTTTCCAGATCACCAGCACAGCGGACGAAGCCAAATCCCCGCCGGAATCCGGCATGGGCCTGCGGGCCGTGAAGTGCAAAAAGGCGGTGCTGCCGTAATGGGGCCGTCTGAGAGCATCAACCGGGCGCTGAACACGTTTTTCAACGGCTTTGACATCCCGGGCTATCTGGAAGATAACATCCCTCCCGGCGAAGAACTGCCGTATCTGACCTATCAGCCGACAATTCCCGGCGGCTGGAATGAGTCCGGCACCTTCCACGCCCGGCTTTGGTACCCGAGTGCCAAAGGCCGGACGCCTATTTTACAGACCGAAGACAAGATAAGCGCAGCCCTTGCAGATGGTTTGACCATCGAATGCGAGGGCGGCGCTATTCTTTTGCACAAAGGCGTCCCGTGGGCGCAGCCGCTCGACAACCCGCCCGAGGGTTATTTGTGCGAATACCTCAATTTTGAACTCACACGGTTTATACCGTGAGTAAAGGAGCAATATGGCAAGAAAATTTTCCAAAATTTCGCAGAAAGCGTTCGAATCCATGCAGTTCAACGCAGGCATCGTGGTCAACAAGTTTGATGTAACCGGCGAGACCGAAGTTCAGGACGCAGACATTATCACTGCTACGACCGGCGGCATCACCGCGACCTGCAAGGCAAACTTCACCGATCTGGGCGCGGACGTGGACAACGCCCAGAAGAACACCGCAGAGTTGATGCAGATCGAGGACTACGATTGCACGCTGGCCTTTACGGCCCTGAATGCCACAACGGACGTTATCAAGTTGGCGCTGGGCGCTGCGGATGTGAGTGACAAGAAGGTCACGCCCCGCATGACACTGGATCCCACTGAAAGCACCGGTGACTTTAAGGACATCTGGTGGGTTGGAGACACGCTGGATGGCGGTATGGTTGCAGTCCGGCTGATGAATGCACTGTCCACCGGCGGTTTGACCCTGAAGACGACCGACAAGGGAAAGGGCAACATTGCAGTCACCCTGACCGGCTGCCCCCGTCTGGGCAGTGACGTGGTGCCTATGGAGTGGTACTACAGCCCCAAGGCCGCAGCATAAGGAGGTTACAACATGAAAACTCTGAACCAGATGGACGAGACCGAGTTCCTGCGGCGCTGCTGGCTTATCGCTGACGCGGTGTCTGACCTGCTGACCAAGACCAAAGTCATGGAGCTGCGCAAGGTCATGCCTGTTTTCAACGGCAGCGAGACCGAGGAAGAAAAGAAGCAGAAGAGGGAAGAGCAGAGCCGAAAAAACCTCAAGGCAATGGCAAAAAGCCTGCTGTTCGACAACGCCGAGGCTACCGCCAAGCTGCTTCCGCTGCTCTATGAGCCAGACGTGGACAAGGACGGCAAGCCAGAGACCATGACGCCGTTTAAGACCCTGCGCGTTATCACTTCCACCATCGAGGACAAGGACGTGCTGGATTTTTTGTTATCGTTGGTGAAGCTGGGCCAGACGAGTATCGGCGCCTGACTTCGTCCATTCGGCTCGATATGCTGCGGCTCATCGGCAAGCCCTACATCGTCCAGCACATCATGAACACTCGGCGGCAAGAGGCTATTGCTTTGAGCTACCGGGCATACATGACGGACACGCTGGCAAGCTTTGCAGGAGTAGAAGAGCGCTGGGCTGACCGGGTGGCGGGAATCATCGCCCCCCTCCCCTCAGAGCCACAGCAAAGCGCCGAAGAAGTGATACAGAGAATTAAAAATGGCTTGAACGGGGGTGATGGAACCTGAAACTTTTTGAATTGAGTGCCTCCCTCGGACTGGACGACAGCGCCTACCGGCAGGGCGTGGAAGAGGCGAAGTCTCAGACTAAGGCCGCCGTCTCCACCATGATGAAGGATTATAACCGGCTGTACAGTGATGTCATTCACCTTACGGCAGCCTATCAGAAATCACGGAAAGAGACCGGGGAGACCTCCGAAAAAACTAAGGAATTTGCCCAGAAGCTGAAAGAAGCTCAGGCCCAACTCAATACCACGGCGCAGGGGCTGAATACGGCAGAAGGGTACATGAACAGCTTTGGGGATGCCGCATCGGGGTCCAGCAAGTCTCTGGCCGGTGCCATTGCGCAGGGCACGATCATGGCGGGCATTTTCTCGAAGCTTTACGCCGCTGCACTCAGTGCCGCAGAGGGGTTCATCTCTTCCGGCATCGAGTACAACGCCCAGATCGAGAAATACACCACCGGCTTTACCAATATGCTGGGCAGCGCAGAGGCCGCGAACGAGGCCATGAAAGCCATTCAGGAGGACGCCGCCCGCACCCCCTTTGATGTGGCGAGCCTGACACAGGCCAACCAGCTGCTCATCAGCGCCGGTGAAAACGCGGGCTACTCCCGCAAGGTCATCATGGCGCTGGGCGATGCTGTTTCGGCTGCAGGCGGTGGCAATGCAGAGCTGTCCCGCATGGCGGCAAACTTGCAGCAGATTGCCAACGTGGGCAAAGCGTCCGCTATCGACATCAAGCAATTTGCTTATGCTGGCATCAACATCTATCAGGTTTTGGCCGACTACACCGGCAAATCGGTGCAGGATGTCCAGAGCATGACCGTCAGCTACGACCTGCTTTCTGAGGCCCTTATTGCGGCCAGCGAAGAGGGCGGGCGATATTACAACGCCATGGACACCCAAAGCCAGACCATGAATGGCCGTGTGTCAACCCTGAAAGATAACGTGAGCCAGTTGGCTGGCCTTATGACCGGCGATTTGTCCAATGGCATCGGAATGGTCATCTCAAATCTTAATGATATGACTGTGGCCGCGCAGGAGGCCTACAAAACCGACGGATGGACGGGCCTTATCGGAGAGATAACCGGACTTTCCGGTGTGATCGACAAGGCAAAGTCCTCGCTTGTGGGCCTGAAAGCTGTTGCCGATTCCTTCAGAAAAGGCGAAATTTCGCTTTTTAGTGGCGACTGGGATGCTGTGTACTGGAATGCATTTAACGCTGACCAGACAACAAAACAGGGGAAAGAGGACTGGGATGAATCTCACGCTGGGATGGTGTGGGACGAGAATGACGGCTGGGTGCCTGCAAAGCCTTCTGGCAAAAGCAAAAGCTCTATTACCACTTCGCCCACCACGACCAAACCCAAGACCGAGACTCCAATCCAAAAGCACGTCGCCGCTGATACTAAAAAGCTGGCCGATACCATCAAGGAGACCTCTCAGGAGATACTTGCTGGTACTGGCAACATCGTTGGCAGCATCCAGCGAGTGACCGAGACTGCTGACAACACCTACAACGTCTATGACGGCACCACTAAGCAGCTCAAAGGCACCACCAAAGAGACGGTGCAGACTATCACCGACTCGTGGACTGAGGTAGTGGACGGCGTCGAAAAGACCATTAGAAAGGTCACAAAAAATGTGACCGATGCCGATGGCAAAATCACCACCACGGTCAACCAGACCTGCGACAAGGTGGTTTTGTCTGTCTCTGAGATGCAGTCTCGTATTGACAAAAATCTCAGCGAGGCCAAGACCAAATGGCAAAACGGCATCATGGGGACGCTCCAAAGTGTGCTCACCGACCTCAAAAACGGCAACTGGACGAGCCTTGCCACCGACTTTGCAAAGCTGATTTGGGGCGAGGTCACGCAAGAGCAGCGCAACATCATCTCCAAATGGTTTTCGGACGCCCTCACTGCTATCAACGACAGCTATTCCGGCGGCGGTATGAGCGGCCTGAAAGATACGCTCCACAAGCTGCTCGCCGATGGCATTACCTCGGACGCCAACGACGCAAAAGTGGCCGTGCAGGGCCTCTCTCAGGTCATAAACGGGCTGGGCGAGTCCGGCGGCATGGGTGCCAAGCTGGCGGGCATCGCCGGAAACTTTTCGGGCATGGCGGGCGTCATTACAAAAGCTCTCAGCGGCATTGTGGGCTTTATCATAGCAAACCCTGTGGTGGCCGCTATCCTCGGCCTGACGGCCCTTGTGGGCGGAGCGGCGTTTGCCAAGTGGCGCAGCAGCCGTGATAACGACGTCACCAACAACTACAAGAGCCCCTACGGCACAACGCCGGTGTATGACTCTCTGGCAGAGTTTTCTGCCCGCGCCGACCAGCTCAACCGCTACAGCAGCGTCACCGCGTCGCCGTTTGCTGGCAGTCAGCAGGACACCACCGGCAAGCAGCAGCTCAGCGTATTGCAGCGGATCTCCAACTCGCTGGATGAGCACCTCCCGGCTATCGGCACCGGTACGCTGGTCATCGACGCTAACGGTGTGCAGGCTCTTGCGGGTGCAATGCAGCCGACACTCACCAATGGCATTGATGGAGATTTGGGCATCCGCGCGGCCCGGAAAGCAAGAGGTGGTTAAATGGCAGCTTTACAAGGCGTCCAGCTGGGCGATTACCACACCCTCAAGGATTGGGGGCTTTACATCGTGGTGGGCGGTACGACCGTCGGCCCGGCAGAACCGGACCAGAGCCTACTCATAAAGGTGCCGTTTAGCGACCGTATTCTGGACCTCTCCAAATCTCTGGACGGCAAAGTCCATTACACCCAGCGCAAGATAATTATCACCCTCAAGTGTGTCAAGCCAAAAAAGCTTTGGCCCAGCATCCAGAGCGCCCTCGAAAACGCTTTGCAGGGACAGTGGCTGCGCTGCATCTTTGATGATGACCCGTCGTGGTACTGGGAGGGCTACTGGACAGTGACCCCCCAGAGCCGCGACCGGTGGGAGAATGTCTTTACCATCTCCGGCATCTGCAACCCCTACAAGGTCAACCTCACCGCTGAGGCGGGCGCTGACTGGGAGTGGGACACCTTTAACTTTGAGACAGACACTATTTATGATACGGCAACGGAGGTAAAAAGTCTGTGAGTTACAAAGTCTATGCAGGCACCCAGACCGCCGTAGGCGTGTGGGACACCAAAGCCTGCATCTATGACCCGACTGGCGAAGATCTGCGCACTACGGCTACGCTGCTCATCTCCCCGACTCTCACCCGTGAGGCCGGTAAGGCTGGCAGTTTTGAGTTTACGCTCCCGCTGGGCAATGTTGCCCACTCGGCGCTGCAAAAGCTCAAGACCATTGTGGAGGTGGAGCAGGATGGCACGCCCATCTGGCACGGGCGGGTCATGAGCCACGACATGGATTTTTATCTGAGACAAAAAGTGTACTGTGAGGGTGAGCTCGCGTATCTCAATGATACCGCGATCACCCCTTATCGGTACCCAAATATCAGCATCCGGGAATTTTTGGAAAATGTCATCCGCAATCACAACAGCCAGACCGACAAATACAAAGCCTTTACGGTGGGCGATGTCACTGTTTTTGCAGAAGGACCGCAGGAGCCCTTTAAGACGGTCTACATGCGCGGGTGCGTAGCAAAATACCATAGAGACAGCGACGACGAAGTCGACTATTGGCTAGAGGACGCTGACGGAAGATGGCTATGCGATACATCAAGAGACTATGATCTCCCAGCTGGGTACATTAACGGAGGCAGTGTGATACGCATTGTCTCCAATGATGGCCGTGACCCTAGCAGCCCTTCCTATGTCACGACGTATACAGTGGAGCGAAACGTGGCCTACAAAAATGGCAATTTCTATTCACTGAGTACTGTGCAGAAAGATTCGAAATACATCTACACCGTCGACACCACCCCGCTGGCGGGCTGGAGGCTGACCGATGATGGAGCGATTCAGCTCTACAATCCCAGTACGGGAATATGGTCGGTCTGCACGGGTTACTATCTGCACGACTTCGACGCCTCGACCAACGAGGCCCTCGATTTTGGTGATGGCAAGAACTTCGGCACCACGTGGGACATCCTGCAATCCGAGCTGACGGACGTGTACGGCGGCTACCTTGTCGTGCGGTACTCAGACGACGGTAAAACGCGGTATCTGGACTATCTTGCCGACGTAGCGGAGAGCAACACGCAGACGATCGAGTTTGGCGTAAATATGCTGGACCTCAATAACTATGTCAAGGCCGATAACATCGTCACCCGGGTCATCGCGGTAGGCTACCAGAAAAAAGGCTGGTGGATTTTTAAGAGTACCAAGACCATCCAGGAGCAGGCCGACGACAGAGCGGCACAGAGCTTCTATGGTATTATCACCCGGGTCATTGTCATCGACGGTAAGTCGATTACAAGGCAAAAGCTGCTGGACGCTGCGAACGAAGAGCTCCGGAAAAATCTAAGATACTATGATGGCATTGAGGTCAGCGCTATTGATTTGCGTGATGCAGGTATCAACACTGAGCGCCTGAGCTGGATGAAGAAGACCCGCATTATCTCAAAGCCTCACGGCATTGATACACCGTTGGTGTTGACCAAAATTGTCGAGCCGCTGGACGCGCCCGACAAGAAAAAGTTTACGTTTGGGACGAGTTTTTACTCTATCTCAGACCTGCAGGCCCTCAGCAGCCACAAAGCGTCTATGGCGTACAGTATCGCTTTAAGCTCTATGGGATACCTCAACGGCAATCCGATACCCACTACAAGCAAAACGTCAGCACAGTAAAGGAGTAAATTATGGCAAGTTTTGATGAGATCGTGAGCAAAATGACGGCAGCCATCAAGGGCGTCCGTGAGGCTGTGCTGGGCAAGGATGTGCGCGAGTTTATCGCCAGCGGCTATGAGAGCGTGCTGGATGCTTATAAGCAGCTCAATACCGCCGTTGATTCTGCCGCCAGCAGCGCCGAAAAGGCCAAGACGGCCATTACTGAGGCTATCGACCCCACCCTCTCCGTCGAGGGTAAGGCGGCGGATGCCAAAACTACAGGTAACGCCATCGAAACTGAACGCAAACGAATTGACGTGCTAAATGAGGGCGGACTCAACCTCAAGGATGATGTCATTGATACCAGCATCAAGGCATGGCTGACGGAACATCCGGAAGCGACCACGACAGTGCAGGATGGGACTATTGGCTTTTCAAAGCTAACCTTTGACTTAAAAAAAACAATAAATGAAACAAAGACTATTAAAGGGCTTGTAAAAACATCCGATTTAGTCTCCCAAAATACATCATCTCAAATTGTTGACGTATTAAAAAACGGAAGTGTATTATATGTAGACGATGATATTCTCTTGGATGATGACATTATTTTTAGCGGAAGTAATGCTGTGATTTTGGGAGACGGAAAAATCAACCTTAATGAGCATTCGATCAGAATTGGAAACTTGCCAGTTCAAGCGACGACTGGAACATATGAAGAAAATCAAATTGTAGTTGAATCTCTTAATGGATTAAATGTAGGCGATACCATATGTATCGGGTCTGATGTGCAAAAAGTGCATACTACAATAGTCGGAATCGATGGATTGACATTAACTGTATCAGATACAAAGGCTTACGCTGTGGATGAACATATCTATATTATGCCTAAAACCAATTTTATTATTGATGGAGTTACTTTTGAATCCGGCTCGGTAACATTATATAAAAATACGAATGGTGCGACAGTAAGAAATTGCAAATTTAAAAATGCGGATTTAATATGCGGGGGAACCCGTGGAGATATTTACAATAATTATTTTTCTGCCGGGAGAGTAATATCGTTATCATTATATTCAGCCACAAAATATAATGTGCACAACAATTCGGTTATTGGCTCTAAAAATTGTATTAGGGCGCAGTATACGTATCTCAATAAAATAAAAGACAATTATATTGAGGCAGGAACTTCCAATATGTTTTCAGTTGGAATTGAAATCTGCACAGAAACAACAGGAAAAGATATGTGTTGCTACAACATAATTGATGGAAATACTGTTGTTAATGGGCAATTTGGCAGGCCAGGGAGTGCAGTTGGAGGGATACACTTAAATTTTCACGCCTACAACAATAGTATAATAAATAATATTTCGTGCGGCAATTCTATAGGAATATATCTTGAAAATGATTGCTGCTACAATGTAATTTCTGGAAATAATTGCTCAAACAATATCGGATATTATGGAGTTGGCATAGAACTCGACTGGAATTGCAGCGGTAACGTGATAAATGGAAACACATGTAATTATAATGTTGGAAATTCACAAGCGGAAGAAAGTTGCGGAATTGAGGTTCGAACATCAAGCAAAAACCCTGACTACGACAATTCGATTGTGGGGAACACGTGCTGTTACAACGGAAAATGCGGATTACTTATAGCTGGAAATGGAATAGTGATTGCTAATAACATAATCAAAGGCAATGGGACATCAACTAAATATAATGAAAGAGGTGGTATATTAACGCATGAAAATTTAGTTGGCGCAAGAATAATCGCCAATGTCATAAGAGATAATGCGAGCCATGGTATATTAATCAAAAAGCACGAAAGCAAAAGCGCTTCAATTGATATAACACAAAATTATATTGTAGGCCAAAATGCGATAGATATTTTTAATGCAGATAATATTTCTGTGATTGGAAATTTTGCTGGAGATTATATTTCTATAAGCGGAGATGAAAACTCTTATTGCCACGTCGTGTTTATAACTCAAAATAAAATGTATAATTCTCAAAAAAATTATACGGCAAATATGAACTATATCTCCGGATATAAATGCTCCGATAATTTTATAAATTTTGACATGGTAGAATTCAATAAAAGCAATTGCAGCAATCAATATTAAAAAATAAAAAGGACTGATATAATGCTCCCTATCATGGACGTTTCCCGCTGGCAGGGCCACATCGACTGGGATGCGGTCAAGGCAAGCGGCCTTATCTCCGGCGTGATGTTCAATAATGCTTTATCTAACCTTAAAAACAAAAAGGAGTCTCAAAATGCTGCACATCATCCTCAACTTCCTCGCTTCCCTCTTCTCCGCTCTCTCCCGGGCGGCAGATGCCTCTACCTCTGACCCAGTGTCCACCGTGGACACCCAGAGTGCTGCTCCTCCCGGCTGGGAGGGCGCACCACCCTACCGCTACATTGACGTGAGTCGGTATCAGGGCAAAATCACCCTCGACGGCTGGCGCAAGGTCAAAGCGGCTGGCTACAAGGGGGCGATGCTCAAGACCGTGAGCACCAACCGCAAGCTCAGCAAGCGGGCAGACGGGCTGTACATCGACCCCACCTTTGAGACCAACTACCGCAACGCCCGGACTGCCGGGCTGGACGTGGGCGTGTACTACTACACCTATGCTATCAGCCACACCGGCGCAGACAAAGAGCTGGCTCTGCTGGCAGACGCTCTGCGCGGCAAAGAGCTGACTCTGCCGGTGGCTGTAGACGTGGAGGACAACAAGCTCAAGCAGCTTGGCCGACAGGCTTTGACTGACCTGACAGCCTACGCTCTGGCCCGTATCGAGGCAATGGGATTTTATGCCCAGCTGTACACCTACACCAGCTTCGCCAACACCCACCTTTACATGGGCGGCGCGGCGCTGACCCCCTACGACGTGTGGCTGGCCGACTATACGGGCAAACCGCCTGCTGTTACCTTTAAGTACAACTCCCACCAGCACACCAGTAAGGGCGCTGTGCCGGGCATCTCCGGCAACGTAGACCTCAACGTGACCACCGTCAACTACCCCAAAATCATCCGTAAGAAGGGCCTGACCCGTCTCCGGGAGGGCGCATGAGCGACGCGATCATCGTAGCCATTATCACCGGAGGTCTGAGCCTGATCGGCGTGATCGTCTCCAACAACCGCACCGCCCAGAGCATGGACGCCAAGCTGGACAAGCAGCAGGCTGTGACCGAAACCAAGCTGGAAGAGCTGACCCGGGAAGTCCGGACACACAACAATTTTGCCCAGCGCATCCCGGTGCTTGAAGAACAGATGAAGGTGGCAAACCACCGCATTGCAGACCTCGAAAAAGAGAAAGGAGAGTAATACATGGCAACAATCAATAACATTTTGGGCGTCATTCCCGTGCCGGTGGCCCTCGTGCTCATGCTGGGCGGGTTCATCTTCTACGCACTGGGCTGCGTCCGACTGGGCTATGGCGCAGCGGTAAAGCCGCTGGTGCTGGACCTCATCGAGCAGGCGGAGAAGGAAATCCTTGGCACAAAGCGCGGCGCAGAGCGTAAGGCGTGGGTCGTCAAGATGCTTCGCGCCGCCCTGAGTACCAGCAAATACGGCAGGCTCATCAGCTGGGCCATCACCGATGAGACCATCGGCATCGTTATTCAGTTTTTCTTTGACCGCGCCCGGGCGGCGCTGGAAAAGCAGTAAGGAGATTATTATGGCAAGCACTACATACGAGCAAACGCCACGCTATTATTATGATCAGCGTGCGTACCCGATTTTGTGGCCCGCAGTGTGTGACCATTTTGCCAACGGCGGCAAAATGGGACATTACCGTGCCGTGACCGTTCGAGTGCGCAACGCCGGACAGCTGCCGCAGCCTTTTTGGCTCGGTGCTGCCTGTGGCGGCGGCTCGTGTAGTGCTGCCCGCTTCGCTGCAAGGACTTGACCGACAGCAAATGACCGCCGCAATCAAAAACGCACCGCTTGGGAGGGTAGACCGTAAGATAGCCTTACTGCGGTACGTTGAGCGGCTCCCGCTGCCGGACATTGCAGCACAGACCCATTACAGCCGGACGGCGATAGGCTACCGGCTGAAAGTTATTGATGAAAAGCTAGACGAAAGGAGCTCACCGTGAACCTCGAAAATGTTCCGACCGCAAATCTTGTTACAGAGCTTCGCAAACGCGAGGGCGTGGAAACGACCATTGTCGAGCCATATCAGGACGCAGAGGTCAGCGTCAACGGCCCTGCGCTGGTTCTTGTCGTGACGGATTGATTGTGGTATAATAACATCAACAAATCCACCCGGCCTATCGAAGAAGCGCATTAGGGTGGATATTTGTACAACTGGCCAGTCTCCCGCGCATCCAGCGTGAGACGTAAAAAGCCCCGGTGCTCTGTTTGGAGCATCGGGGCTTTTTTTGTTTATTTGAGATATTCCCGCAGCGCCCGCAGGATGAGTTCGTTTCGGCTGCACTGCTCGGCATCTATCCGGGATGTCATCTTTTCGGCAAGCGGACCCGGGATGTAGATCGTTGCCTGTACATCCTTTGCGCCCTCGCTGCCAGCACCAAAGATGGCGTCGCACTGCTCCTCGCCGAGGTGCTCAAACGCCCACTTTTGCGCGATCTCATCGGAGAGAGGCACAATCTGCTCACCGGGAGCCGTCCATCCGTCACTACGTCGGACGGCGTATACAGTGGCTGCGTTGCCCATGCCGTAGATAAACCATTTGCCCGCCTTAGTGCGGTAAAGAGTCTCCTCACAGTGGTAAAAGCTGGTGTAGTCCTGGTCAGACTCCCAGTGTCCCATTTTTTTTGCGGTATCGGTGTCATAGCGAGAGCCGTTGATTATTTTGCGCATGGTGTATCCTCCGTGTTATCAAAGTTATCGTCGTCTGCGGTTTTGGGCGTGGGAAGCCCGGCCAGCTGCCACCCTTTATAGCTCGATGCCGGACGTGATTTTAAGCGAGTCCCCCGGATCGATGTGGCAATCGCCCTAAATCCTGCTGCGATCCTTTTTGCGGCAACGTCCTCTGGGATGTCGTCGTCAAAAAACAGCAAATGATTTTGACGAGCCCAGTCTAACAGATTGACCGCCTTGTGAGTGTTGCCGTCCGGGTCAATCAACCTCCAAACGAGAGCCTCGCGATTTTGTGGGCCTTTTTGGCCTCCCGGCAGTTTTAGAGCCGCCGAAACACCTACTGACTGCAATGTCTGCATATGCGCCTGGGTCTCCGGGTCTGCTGTCCGGCGGGCCTTTGCCTCATCCGACCATGCGGCATTGTTGATATGACCATTTTTTAGCCGCAGCGCAGCGCCGCATTTTTTTGAGCAGCATTGCTGGTTTACCTCACTGGGAGAGGCATAAAAAGGCTTGCCGCAGATGGCGCAGATCTTTTTTAGTGACTTGCCTTTATGGTCGGCAGTCTCCTGATCATACGGAGGCTGCTTTGAGGGCGCGACGGGTTGCTGGACGCGTCCGTCTTTTCTGTGCCGTCCTCGCTGGCAGCCGCAGCTCCTTGATAGTTTTACGGAGCTGTATGACATAACTCTATCATTGCCGCAAAGAGCGCAATGCACGACGACCATTGTGCATTTGTAGCCATCAGCCATGATTTTAGCCGGTGCCGTGCCGACGATGGAGAGATTGCCGAATGTTTTGCCAATCAGCCGGTCAGCAAGCGGCTCTTTGGGAGGCTTGGCGTCCGGCATCTTGGGCTTCGGAAGACCCGCAAGCGTCCACCCTTTATAAGTGCGCAGCCCGTGAGGTCTTTCCGGGTGCCGGAGCGCGTACCCCATCATCTGGACGCCCTCGGAGATCCGGGATGCGGCGTTGTCCGGTGCGGCATCCGGGAAAAACAATTTTACATTGTCCTGGCTCCACTTTGCCAGATCATCGACCTCGTGGCGCTCGCCATCCGGGCCGATGAGCACCCATGCGTACCCATGGGTGCTCATTGCATCACCTCGATGTCACAATCGACGGTGCAGTTTGGAGTCACGACATTGCCGTCCTCATCGACGGTGTAGTCGATGTCGCTGTTGGTGCCGTCAGCGTAGCTCTTGGCGTAATCGGCCAGATACTCGACGTCCTCGACCTTGTAAGCGTCCAGATCGGCGTTGTACTCGAGGCCACCGGCCTCGAAGAAATCAGCCTCAAAGTGTGCGCCGTTGGCGGTATCGGTCATCTCGATGCTCAGGAGCTTGCTGCCATCATAAAACTTAGTCATTGTCGTCGTCCTCCATCTGTTGTTTGGTGTTCCTCTTGACGCTCTTATTATAGCATAAATAATTTATTTTGTCAACATTAAATTTGAGAAAATAAATTATTTATGCTATCTTTTTTGTCCTTCGTTGTGTGTTCGTTGTCTCTTGGCTCTCCCTAAAAAGGTAAACTGAGCGCAAAGGGAGGGAAGCCCCATGTGGCACAAGTTTAACCCTAACCCCCACGGGAGCAGCGTCGGAGACTGTGCTGTGCGGGCGGTAGCAGCGGCCACCGGCCAGAGCTGGGAGCAAGCGTATATTGCACTTGCTCTCACTGGTTACGCCCTCGGCGATATGCCCAGCGCAAACCGCACATGGGGCGCATACCTCCAAAAGCAGGGTTACAAGCGCCGAATGGTGGAAGCGGACTGCGCCACCTGTTACACCGTGGCAGATTTTGCCCGGGAGTACCCGCACGGCGTGTATGTACTGGGCTGCTCCGGCCACGTTCTGGCCGTCATCGACGGCAAGTGGTGGGACAGCTGGGACAGCGGCGCGGAATGCCCGATCTACTACTGGTATAAGGAGGACTAAACGATGCCGTACAATCCATATGGCTATCAAATGCCAAACTACTACGGGCAGCCTATGCCTGACCAGCTCACGCAGCTGCGGCAGAATGCCGGGTATCAGCCGCCCATGATGAGCCAACCGACAGGGCAAAGCTCCCCATCCACGCCTCCGATCATCTGGGTGCAGGGCGAAGAGGGCGCAAAAGCCTACATGGTAGCCGCCGGGAACAGCGTGCTCTTGATGGATAGCGAGAACAGCGCCTTTTACATCAAGAGCACGGACGCAAGCGGAATGCCGCTGCCGCTCAGGGCCTTTGATTACAAGGAGCGCACCACGGCAGCTAAGATGCCCGCTCAGGCCGTCCAACAGCCCGGCGGGGAGTTTGTCACCAGGGCAGAGTTTGACGCCCTGGCAGCCCGCTGTGCAGCGCTGGAAAAGCAGGAGCCCACAAAAACCGAAACGGAGGTCAAGTGATCATGGCAAATCCTCTTTTTAATGCACTGGGCGGCGGCAAAGCATCATCCATGCCCGGCCCTATGGGCCAGTTCGGCCAGATGATGCAGCAGTTCCAGCAGTTCAAGGCTAATTTTCAGGGCGATCCAAAGCAGGAGGTGCAAAAGCTCCTGCAATCCGGGCGGATGAGCCAAGACCAGCTCAACCAGCTTCAGGCAATGGCTCAGCAGTTCCAGCAGTTTTTACACTAAGTCGTAACCGTGGCCACGGTCGAGATACACTTTTTATCAAAAATTTCGAAAGGAGTACAAAATGTCTCTTTCTTCTGACAACATCGGCTTGACTATGCCGGTGCAGCCCGCCAATACCAACAACGGCAACGGCTTTGGCTTTGGCGGCGATGGTTCGTGGTGGATCATCGTGCTCTTCCTTTTCATCTTCTGCGGCTGGGGCGGTAACTGGGGCGGCAATCGCGCCGGTGCCGGCGCCGGCGTCGTGGATGGCTACATCCTGACCAGCGACTTCGCCAACATCGAACGCAAGATCGATGGCGTAAACAACGGTATGTGTGACGGCTTCTACCAGCAGGCACAGCTCATCAACGGCGTCCAGCAGACCGTGAGTAACGGCTTCATGTCCGCCGAGATCAGCCGTGCAAATCAGCAGGCCGCTTTCATGCAGCAGCTGTTTGCTATGCAGATGCAGGCACAGGATTGCTGCTGCGAGACCCGGTCTGCTATCCAGGGCGTCAACTACAATCTGGCTACCCAGTCCTGCGAGACCCGGAACACTGTGCAGAACGCGACCCGGGACATCGTAGACAACCAGAACCAGAACGCCCGGGCTATCCTGGACGCTCTCACAGCTCAGCGCATCGAGGCAAAGGACGCCAAGATTGCGGAGCAGAGCCAGCAGCTCTTTGCGGCCCAGCTCGCGGCCTCTCAGGCAGCCCAGAATAACTATCTGCTGAACCAGCTGCGGCCTACGCCCATCCCGGCTTATGCATCCTGCAACCCGTGGGCATCTGGCTCTTACGCCGGTTGCGGATGCGGCAGCTGCGCATAACCGAATCACGACAGCTTTTTGAGTGGTTGTTTCCAAAATGGAAATTCCCACATCAAAATGTTCAGCCCCTGAGCTGATTTTGCAAACCAGAGCGCCGGGGCCGCAGTCCCGGCGTTTTTTATGAAAGGAGTCGATAAAATGGCCGAATTTAGCAACTCTAACACCGTCAGTGTGGCAGCGGGTGAAAACCTTCCCCTGACCGAGACCGCGGTAAAAGCCCCTGCCTGCATCATGCACCGTGAGGGCAGCGGCCTCGTGACCCTGCGCGGTCTGACCAATCAATGCAAAGCGCGCTTCAAGGTAAGCTTTGGCGGCAATATTGCCATTTCCACCGGCGGCACTGTGGGACCCATTTCCGTGGCGCTGGCTGTCGGCGGTGAGGCACTCAATAGCGCAACCGCCATTGTCACACCTGCTGCAGTCGAAAACTACTTCAATGTTTTTGTGGCAGCGTTCATCGAGGTGCCGCGCGGCTGCTGCGTGACTGTGGCGGCTAAGAACACCAGCGCGCAGGCGGTCAGCATTGCAAACAGCAACCTGATCGTTGAGCGGGTAGCATAAGAAAGGAGATAAAGCCATGCTGGATAAACTGAACCATCTGAAAGATGAAATGTGCGACGAGCTCATGGAGCTGACCGACAAAAAGAACCGTTCCCCGGGCGATGTTGAGATGATCGGCGAGATCGTGGACATCATTCTGGACATCCACCGCATTGCGGACTACTGCGAGGGCGGCGAGTACAGCCGTGCGGGCGAGTGGGCTGCCGATATGCGCGGCACCTATGGCCGCGACGCCGGAAACGGTTACAACCGGGGCAACAGCTACGCCAACCGTGGTCGTCACTATGTGCGCGGGCATTACTCCCGCACGGATGGCCGTGAGCGCATGATCTCTGACATCGAGGACATGATGCAGGACGCCACTGGCGCAAAGCGAGACGCTTACAAACGCGCGGCGGACATTCTGCGCAATGCATAAGTGAGGAGGGTGGCAGGTATGGACATCGACGAGATCAATGACCACATCCACAAGCTGAAATGCGGATCCACTGACTGGCAGAGCGTGGAAAAGCTTGCCGCCCTCTGCACCGTGAGAAATGAGCTGGAAGAAAAGCAGGCACCGGCAGAAATGCAGACTCAAGCGCTGCCTCCCACGTCGTACCCGGCGGCATACTCCACAAAAGCAAATCCGCAAAGCGAGTTCGTGGAAGCGGCCAGCGCCGCGCCCTTTGGCGGCTTGATGGAAGTGCTTGATGAGCACATGAGCGCCATAAAGCTTGCATACCCGAAAGAGTATGAGCTGGTCATGCGGAAGATAACCGCATTGTAAAACGACACAAAATGTGTTATTTTTACATACAGACAAAACTTGAAAAGCTGAATTTTTGAGTTTGATAAGCTAACACGTGACTAACAAATTTGACTTTATTCTCGATAAAACGTAAAATAAAACTGATTTGTAATCAGTGGGTTGCAGGTTCAACTCCTGTCACCAGCTCCAAAAATAAACGCACGAACGATTAAAACAAATCGTCCGTGCGTTTTTCTTTTTGCTTGAAATGCCTTAAAACCTCCTGAATGAACGTGACAATCTAACAAACAATCTAACAAATCAATACTTCATCTTTCGCATTTCCTGCAACAGATAATCCGGGTCATTGTGGGAGACGTACTTGTTTGCTGTGGTAGAGAAATTTTTGTGACCCAAGATGGCCTGCACGGCGGTCTTTTCCAGGCCGCACTCCACCATCTTGCTGCTGGCCGTGTGGCGCAGCGTATGCGGATGCACCCCCTCTATGTGGCACTCCTGCATCAAGGTCCGAAACTTTGTAGCCACGTTGCGCTTGTCCAGCTTTGTACCGGCTTTGGACGGTATCAGCCACTCACAGCCGCTGTCAAGCATCCAAAAGGCAATGATTTTGTAAATGGGGTCCAAAATAGGGATAATGCGGTTTTTGCCCGCATCGGTCTTCTCGCCGCCTTGCATATACCGCTCTTTTAGATGCACATCGTCGCAGCGCATGGAGAGCAGCTCATCGATACGCATACCGGTGTAGAGCAGCACCATTGCGATTTGTGCTGTCTGCCCAAGCTTCGGGTCGTCTTGTCGGCTGCTGATCTGCTCGATCTCCTGAGCGGTCAAGGTGCGCTCTGCCTTGCCTGTAGCCGCCGGGAGCTGCAAGAGCATAGCATAGTTTTTGTTTATGATGTCCTGAGCCATTGCCCACTCGCAGATCTGACTGAAAAGCGTGCGCTGCTTTTCGCAGGAGCTGCGGGAGAGGCCCTTTTCCACCATCCGGTCAATCACCTGTTGATAGTCTGCAGTTTTTAAGTCCCGGAGCTGTCGGTCATACAGCGGCGAAGCCTTTGCATAGGCCAGCTCATAACCCTTTTTCATGTCAGTGCCGAGCTTGTCAAATTTGGGCTGCGCTTTCCATTGGGCGTAGGCATCCGCAAAAGTACATTTCAGACGCGCTGCGGGGGTGTTCTGGGCGTTGTAAGCGTCCAGTGCTTGTACTGCTTCACCCGGCGTCGCAAACGTCCCCAGAACGTCTCGCTTGGCTGTCAGGGCCACATACGGTTTTGACCTCGTCCCGCTCAACTTATATACACTGCCGCTGCCCTTTGGGCGGCGGCGCTTTTTTCTTTGCTGCGGGGCGGCTTCGGGCTGCTTCTTGCCGCAGTAGGGGCAAAAAGATGCATCATCCGGTATTTCCCGACGGCAGCAGGCGCGAATACACCTCAACGCTCTTCACCTCGCTTTGCAGTATAGTCGGTCTCGCCGCTCTTCGCGGCCTCTTTTCCCGCCTGGTATGCCGACTGCAGAAGACTCACCGGAGGCTGGACTTCCCACGGGATCGGGTCTGTTCCTGTAGCCACGGCGAACCCGTAGTTGTCCAGTATTTGGCCGCAGACGGATACCTTGTTTTGCAAGGGAGTATGCAGATTTGCGCACACCTCAGCAAACACCGCCGGTGGATAGCTGCCATGTCGGCCCAAAAGGATAAACAGCACCATCTCTTTTACAATTCGCGGCGCTGTGCGAAAGTATTCTGTAAGCGCCTCATCCAGCTCTTCGTCTGATTTGCGCTGTACGGGCTCTTTATAAAGTTCTGGGTGCAGCATTTCTTGCATGGCGGGGAGCGGAGAAGTCCCGCAAGCCTCGAACCAGTCCATTATCTTGTCAGCTGGTGGGCTGGACGCCCCGCACTCCCAGCTCTGGATCGTAGCCTTTCCCTTGTTGATCCGGCGGGCCATGTCGACTTGGCTCAAGCCTGCCGCGACTCTGGCCCGCGCCAATGCGACACCAAGCTTTTCCGCAGTAAAGTAGCTCATCAATTATAACCTCACAAATTTCCATGCCATAAAAACAAAAAGTGACATGGGAAAAACCCATGCCACTCGACAGAGCGGAAGTCCTTCAAGTTTTCCCATAAAATGGTAAAATCTAAAACAAGTTGGACAAATTGAACAAAAACAGAGGTGAAATAAAATGGATTTCGAGCAAAGAAACGGCAAAGAAAACGAAATGACCATCATTGACGGGATGCCTGCCACCATTTTGACCGGCACGACCCGAACACCTGAACCTTGGGAGGACTAAAGATGGACAAGATGCAGCTGTTTTGCATACACATCCGCGCCGCGCTGGCCTGCTATGAGGATATGCCACCCGAGGGACAGGCTCGGGCTCGACTTTTTGTGATCCGCAAGTCCGGAGATCTCCGGCAGCTCAAGGCCGCAGCAGACGCACCCGGCGGGGAGCTTGCCGCTGAACTGTTGCAAAAATTGCAACAATCTTGCAACCACGGATAACAACGTGCATATTTTGCGCGGATTCTGCGTAAAACGCGCGTACTTAGCAAAAAGTCGGCGTAAATTTCAGCGATTCAGCGCAAATACTAAATTTTTCGCGCATTTTTGAGCGATTAAACGCGCTTGACGCATTACAATCAACGGTTGTATAATGCGGTTGTGAACAGGACTGCACATCAATATCCCACAGCAGTGGCTCCGTATTCCGCCTGGCCTTGGCTAAATCCCTCAAACTCCAGCTGTTCAATCAGACCGGAGCGAGAGAAAGACATGGAATTGATATAATTTTTTGCTCTTATTGCAGCCTGTTCGTTCCAGTCGGCGCCACAATGATCTACGGCATAAGTAGCATCTTCCGTGGAATATCCTTCAAACTCAAGCTGACTTTCAAGGCCGCTGTAAGAGAATCCCATGCCGGCACTCAGGTAGTTTTTAGCAGCCCGCAAAGCATTTCTCTGCCCCATTGTAAGGCTATCATCGGCAGAAATTGACGATTTTACGGAAGTGCTGTTCTTTGTTTCGTACGTTGAACTTGTCGTGCTGGAAGAAGGGGTAAGCATAAGAACGAACATGATCAGTGCAACACTAACAGCGACCGCGCATCCGCATCCGTGACCTTTTTTCTTCTTTTCAGGCTTTTCGTCTGATTCGATAGCCGCTGCCACAGAACCCGAAGCAACAGGTGCTCCACATTCAGGGCAGAATTTTACGTTCTCAATTTCAGCTCCGCATTTTGGACATTTCATAAAACGCACCTCACATATACAAAAATAGGCAGCCAACCAGCTGCCGAAAAGCTAAATTATCAAGGAAAATGCCAAAGGAGGAAAACAAAGTGGAAGAAAATAGCACAAAATTGATGAAAGACACCCCGGAATGTGTTATACTTGAGAAAATCAAGCTTGCACTTTCCCTTGGCATCGACGTGGATAAACTCTTAAAGGAGGCAATGCAAAATGTCGAATAATACGCTTCTTTTTATCATCGCCGTGTTTGTTATCGCAATGTTTGCGATTCTCTCTTACGAATTCCTTCAGCTCAATGATTTTGCGCTTTTTCGTCGAAAGCCGGAACCGGATCCGGAACATAAGCACCTTGACGACCTTTTCCGAGCAGAAGTCATGTATACAGGCGTGACCCTCGGCAGTATCTGCGAACTTTGCCCCAAAACCATTTTTAGGGTAAAGGACGGACACGGCGGGTATTTCGCTCTCGACACCGAAAAAGTGGATGAAAAAAAGCTGCGCTTTTACAAAACCATTTTTGTTAAAGCACTGGATGCCCCGAATTACGAGCTGGAGGTGCCCGACCCGTCACTTCTTTGAGACACTAAAAGCGTTAATAACGTACTCACAACAGCAGAGATCACCGCAATGGCAGCACTTTGAAAGAATTGCCTGCGGCTGATTCTTTGCTGTTTTTGCTGCTCAATAAAATAAAGTTTCCCCTTATCGGTTACAGCAAGACAGTAAAACACCGTAAGCTTTCCTTGCTCTGGAACAATCGTGTCTCTTACACGCTCAACAAGACCTGCTGCAAGAAGAGCATCAACAACCTTTTCGGCGTCTTTCACTTTAGACTTAAATACATCAGGAGGCATTCCAACTCGGTCAGGTTCATTTTCATGCCATTCAAGCAGAGCTTTCATCGCCTCATCGATTTGCTTTTCAGTGACCATTCTTTTTCTCCTGCGACGCTATAGCAGCATCCAGCATACTCTCAAACATGGCCTGCGTTGCCGGGTCAAGCATATTATACTTATCTAATATAGTCTGCCCGTGCGCATCCAGCCCATCACCCTCCGGGGTGCTGGGCTTTTCTTTTTGCTCTTCGCCGGTGAGCTCTTCTTTCGGAATGCCAAAATAAGATGCAACTTTCAAAATGGTTGCGTCAGTTATACCACCGCCATTTTTCCAACGATTCACAGTTGTCTTGGAAAGCCCCATTTCGAGAGCCGCCCCGGACGGAGTTTTTTTATTCTTATCGCAAAGCATTAAATACTTTTCGTAAAAGGACATAAAAAATCACCGCCAAACTTGTGCATAGTCACAAAGTAACTAAAGTCCACAGAAAAACATTGACAGTAAACAAAGTAACTGCTATAATGGCATTGTTAGTTAAAAAGGTTCACAAAGTACACAGCCCCACAACCGGGATACTGTGTACGGAATCTGTACTTTGTTCTGCAAATACATAGTATCACATTCTGTGAACTTTTTCAACTACTTTTGACACGGCGACAAGAAAAAATCTGCCTGTGGTCGCTTCACAGACAGACTTTTCACCGATTTGTCACCAGAACGCACCTGCACCCAGGCGGTAATGCAAACTTGCTCGTCTGCACATCTTTTTCAGGCATTTACGCCGCAAAAGTAACGCCGGGGCTGCAAAAGCGACTTACAGTTCTATTGGTACGTCACTCACTTTAGCGGGTCGGTTCCGCTGAACTTTTCAGCCTTAGGCATTGCGCACTTGCTCGTGTCTGGAACAGGCTGGTTCAAAAAGTCCTTCAATTTGCATCGAACTTCCTTTCTTGCCAGTATCTAAGGCTTGAACAGTATAACAAATCGGTGCGCCGTTGTCAATTTATTAACACATAACAGGGAGGTGGAAGAGTGCCTGAACCGTGGACTGGCCGATTGATTGGCCGAATGCACAACAACAAAGTCACGCTGGAACAGCTTGCCGCTCATCTGGGCTGGACAAAGAGCTACTGCTCGATGATCCTGAATGGCCAGCGCAAGCCGCGCGGCATCCGCGAGAAAATGGAAGCCGCCGTGAGTGACATTATTAAAATCAGGGAGGAAAAAAATTAAGCATGGCAAACATTCAAATTTTCACAAGCCCCGAGTTTGGGGACATCCGCACGGTAGACCAGAACGGCGAGCCCTGGTTCGTGGGCAAGGACGTGGCGGCAGCCCTGGGCTACAGCAACCCGCGCGACGCGATTGCAAAGCACGTTGATGAACAGGATAAGGGTGTCGCGATTTGCGACACCCCCGGCGGCAAACAGCCTATGCCGATTATCAACGAGTCCGGCCTGTACAGCCTGATTTTTGGCAGCAAGCTGGAAGGGGCGGTGCGGTTTAAACGGTGGGTCACCAGCGAGGTGCTGCCTACCCTGCGCAAGACCGGCAGCTACATGATGCCCAAGCTCAGCAAGGAGATGCAGGCGCTGTTTATGCTGGACACCCGCACCCAACGGCAGGAAGAACGGCTCACCGCGTTGGAAAACACCATGACGGTGGATTACAACCAGCAGCGTGTTCTGCGCAAGGCCATCAGCCGGGCGGTGATCGGTGCTCTTGGCGGCGAGGACACCCCGGCCTACATTGACAACCACGTGCGCAGCAAGGTGTACAGCGAGTGCAACCACGATGTGCAGGACTGGTTCCGGGTGAACAGCGTGGGCAACATCCCCCGTAAGCGCTTTGACGAGGCGGTGGAGTACATCCAGCGCTGGAAGCCCAGCACCAACACCGTGATGCTGATCCAGCAGACCAACGGGCAGACCAGCTTGTTTGACCGCGCCTACGCCCCGTCGGGGCGGATGGCTGAAGAAACCTCCCGCTTCCAGACTTTCAACCCCGATTGAGCATCAGGGGAATATAAGCATGAGCAAGAAGATCATTGCCTACAAAGGCATGAATAAAAACATGATGTGCCTCGACAAGCAGTATGAGGTGGGCAAGACCTACCATGAGGACAAGGCCGACTGCTGCCGCTCTGGTATGCACGCCTGTGAGAACCCTCTGGATGTGCTGCACTACTACCCGTTGAAGGATGGCCCGCGCTTTTTTGAGGTCGAGTGCGGCGGGAACGTGGATAAAAGCGAAGAGGACAGCAAACTGGCTTGCACTGAGCTGACGGTAAAAGGTGAGCTGAATTTTGCAGGGCTGGTAAAAGCTACGGTGAATGCCGTTTTTAATCGGGTGAAGGGCAAAGAGCCTTTTTCCAGCGGCTATTCCAGCACGGCAGGTTCCAGCGGCAATTCCAGCACGGCGGCAGCCACTGGGGCTTATTGCAGAGCAAAAGCAGATGGAAAAGACAATGTCGCAGTCGCAAACGGCGCACACGGTAAGGCACGGGGCATTCTTGGCTGCTATCTGGTGCTGACTGAGTACGACAATGACGGCAATATGCTGTGGGCAAAGATGGCAAAAGTAGACGGCACCCACATCAAAGAAAATGTCTGGTACACGCTCAAAAACGGAGAGTTTGCGGAAGCAGAGCCGTAAAAAGCACTGCAAAACCAAATTGAAAGAAAGGAGCAGGCCATGCAGAAGCCGAGTCTTACGATAGGCGAATGCGTCCAGATCCTTCGGGACAACAACATCTCAAAGACCGAAAAGGTCTTGGGAGCGCAGATCCAGGCGGGGCTGTTTACCAGCTGGGCGATTCCTTCCGTAGGAACAAAAGAGCCCTGCCCGGACATCTCCCGCGCCGGTTTTATGGCGTGGGTGAAGGACTTTTACAAACTCGAAAAGGTTTATACAAAGGAGGAACCAAGAGAATGAGACTCAAATCGTTCGCCGCCGTCGGCACGGTAGGTCTGCTGGCTATTATCGGCGCGGTGCAGGCGGTGCGTTGGGCCTGCTCCTGGCTGGCCGTTGCACTGGTTTGCTGGGGCGGCTGGGGCATCGCCGAGGCTGCACATGCAGCACCTTGGATTATTGTTGCATCCACTGCCGGACTGGCGATGTCGTTTTATGGGATGTATGAGGACAACAAACGGTATAAGCGCAGCGGTTACAGCAAAATCGTCCGCAACCATGCCAGGAACCCGGAGTATCCGCAGGATGAGAAGAAGGGCGCATGAAGCTGGAAGAGTTGATTCGGCAGCAGGCCGAAGAGCACCTGAAAACAGCCACGCGGCTTGCAACGGAGTCCGCGCTCACGGGAGACATCTGGCTGCGGGTCATCTGCCGGGAAAAATCAGAGGTCTATAGCGCGGCAGCAGATGGGCTGCTCACAGCCCTCCACGATGCGGAGGACGTCGCACATGGCTGATTACATCCACTATGTCACATGGTACACCGTGTACAGCGCCAAGACTGGTGAGGTAGTGGCAGCGGGAACGTCCGCCATGTGCGCTGCTAAGCTAGGATACAAGACCGCCAACAGCTTTGTGTCTTCCGTTGGACACCGACGCCATGAAAAAAAGCATCCGCACAAGTACATTTTTGAGCAGGAGCGCATTGATCGTGCGGAGGTCGACTGTCTCCCTCCGCTTCGCCGTTACTGCAAAAAGACGAAAAGGGAACAGGAATATGAACGGTAGATATATGCGAGCCGCAGAGATTCGCTGGAATAAGCGACAGCCGGAACGGCTGCGGCACATCCACCAGAAGAAGGAGAAGAAAAAGGTGAGCACGGTACAGATCTTTGACGCGGATTTGCGTTTTGTCAACGAAATCCCCATGCCGAACACGCTGGCGGGCATCCAGTACGCCGACCAGCTGGCAGCAGAAAAGCCGGGCCGTCTGTACGTCGTTATGGACGAGCACCGGCAGAAGGTTTACCAGAGGTGACGTACATGACTTTAGAGCAAAAAGAACGCCGCAAAGCGGTTCTGCGGTATGCAGTCAGCGTCCCTGAATGGAATCTTGCGCTCAAGCATCGGGCAGCAACAGAGCTTACGAAATGCGCAAGCCTCTTGATGAGCGTAAGCCAGATGATGCTTGCGACCGACGCGGAAGACCGTTTTTATCCGGACAGATTAGATTATGGGATGTCTCCGACGGGATATGCAAAAGCCATTTCGGATGCAGAGTACAGCCTCGGCGCAGCCGCTTCGGCGCTGGAAACCGTAGTTGCTTTGGCAGATGAGTCAAACGCCTTCCCGCTTATCAGCTCCACCCAGACCGGCGGGTTAGATGACGCGATGGGAAACATTGAGGCGGCCTACAATTCTGGTCTTGGGTGGCTGGCAGATCTGTGCCGGGTACACGGGATGGATGAGGTGACATACAATCATGGATAAAATGACCATTTACGAGCAGTGCCGGGAAGTCCCCAAAGACGCCCAGAGGCCTATCGCAGCGGGTCGCCTGAAGGGCAAGACCGACATTAACCCCATGTGGCGCATCAAGAAGCTGACTGAGCTTTTTGGGTCGGCTGGTATGGGCTGGAAGTTCGACCCGCCGGTGTTCGAGGAAAAGACCGGAGCAAAGGGCGAAGTTGTCGTGCAGTGCTTTACGAATCTGTACGTCAGGCAGGATGATGGGGAAGCGTGGAGCGCCCCCATCCCCGGAGTGGGCGGCTCTATGCTGATTGCGTTGGAGTCAACGGGGCTCCGAACGGATGATGACGCTTACAAAAAAGCGTATACGGATGCACAGAGCGTGGCCTGCAAGGCGCTTGGAATCGGCGCGAATGTGTACTGGAAAGATGAATCCACCAAGTACACCCCGCCTCCGGCCACTCCCGCCCCGGTGTGCGCCTGCTGCGGAAAGAAAATCATCGGCATCAAAACCAAGGACGGAAAAAAGATGACTGCTGAGCAGGCAGCGGAACGAAGCAAGGCAAAATATGGGCGTATACTCTGCGTAGAATGCGCAAAGAAACAGCCGAAAGAAGATGGAGAAATGTCTCATGCTTAACATCGTAGCATTGATGGGCCGTCTGGTCTACGACCCGGAGCTCAAGACCACCCAGAACGGCACCAACGTGTGCAGCTTTCGCATCGCGGTTGACCGCAGCTTTACCCGGCAGGGCGAAGAGCGCAAGGCCGATTTTATCGACGTCACCGCGTGGCGGCAGACCGCCGAGTTCGTCTGCAAGTATTTCCAGAAGGGCAGCATGATCGCCATCGAAGGCAGCTTGCAGACCCGTCAGTACCAGGACAAGAACGGCAACAACCGCACAGCTACCGAGGTTCTTGCGTCGCAGGTGAGCTTTTGCGGCGGAAAGGCCGCAGAGAAGCCCGCTGTGCGCGATTTCGACCAGCAGACGAAAAATCGTCTGCGCGAAGCAAACACCGCTCACAGCGCCCCGCAGAAGTCTCAGAACGTACCGGAGTATTCGCAGGGCAGCGCAGACGACTTTTCGGTCATCGACGACAGCGAAGACCTCCCGTTCTAAGCCGAGAGCTGTGCTATCTGGCTATACGGGCGTGTAAAGGAGGTGATTGAGTGGCGCAGGACGATAAAAAGTCATTTGTGGCGTATCTGAGCTGGTTCGACGCGCTGGAAGAATACTCCGACGCAGAGGTTGGGCAGTTGATGCGAGCTCTTGCACGGTATGCAAAAACCGGAGAAGAGCCCGAATTTTCAGACCGCGGGATGCGGGGCAACTGGAAATTTATGTGCAGCGACGTAAAACGGGCGTCTGAAAAATGGGATGAAACCCGCAAGAAACGCAGCAACGCCGGAAAACGCGGTATGGCAAAGCGCTGGGGAAAGCCTGACGACATAACAAAAATAACAAACGATAACAATGTTAATGACGACATAACAAAAATAACAAACGATAACAATGTTAATGACGACATAACAAAAATAA